GGCTATGGTTGTCAGGTTGTGCTTTTTAGATGTTGGTGAGAACACGTGATCGAATACGACCTTGCATGCGAGCATTGCTTGGATACTAGAGTCGTTCGGCAGGATATGCTTGTGAAACACTTGCATACTGTGTCCACCACCAATCTTCAAGTACTTGTTTTTCTTACTCTCGATAAACGAGATAAGATCAGGTAATATGGAGCTCATACATGCTGAGCCATAAACAGTAGCGGATGCGTAGGTCTTTTCCTCTAACTTTGTAGTATTAGAGTGTAACCTATGTAACCCACCACTAATTTGTTTACGCTCGAACTCCTTTTGATCTTCAATCTGTTGTTCTGTAAGCATTGATTGGGTTAGTTGTCGTCGTTGATTTGTTCTATCATTAGAGCTATAAGCTCTTTCTTATGTGGATGGTTAACCACGAGTGTTGTAAGTTGTTGTAACCTACGTTCAAATGTTTTCTTTGTCATTGTTAAAGTCGAGTGGATTAGGAATAAGGTGATACACCCCATCCATTGTAGCAAGTGTTACACGTTTATGTCCACTTACTTCTTTAAGCATTCTTTGTTTAGTATGATGCTCAGTTTTATAAGTGTACTCAGTAATAGTATTCTTTTGTAGGTCTTCGACCCTGATTATACTATAGTGTGAGCTAGGTAGTTGATAACCAAATATCTTCCAGTCCTTGAACTCGTCGTATGCCATTGGCGGAAAATAGTTTGGTGGGCAGTCCTTGATAGCTTGCCAGTTGTTTGGGTAGTACTTACGATTTTTCATGTTGTCGTGTAACGTTTAGTAAATTGTAATTGTGTATTACTACCCAATCAAGGGCATAGAAGGCTGCATCTTCGTCATCGCCTGCCCAAGTGTACATGTGTGACTTGCGCTTGGGCTGACCTTTGATACAATAGTCGATTTTGTAAATCATGTCAACAAATAAAATGTCCGGAGCAACTAAACTGCCATTTGAATGGATACATGTCACCCCATACTTGTGCTACACGTTCGTCTATGATCTGTGCTATTGCGTCCCTGTCCTTGATTGTGAGACAGTCAACAACGTTGATGTCCTTGGTGCGGTGTAGTTTCCTGTTGTTTTCCTCTACTTGACGCATGAGGTCGTCGTACTCAGTCATAAGTTACTCCATTTTCGTGATCTTGACTAATGTCAATAGCATAATCTATTATTGGTTGCATGACAATAGTGTTTACCCTTTCAGGTAAGTTTGCAGGGTCTAGAGCTTTTAGTTCAGCTTCTTTTTTTGAGTTAGCTTCTACATTGTAGTAATGATAAACTAACTTTCGTTCTCTAACTTCGTAAGTGGTCATACGTCACATACCGCAGGATTCATTAACTCGTGCACTTCGGCAGCGTCCTTGCAGTCGAGCATGTTTTGATACTCTTCATGTGATGTGCTGATCTCTTGGAGTTTTTCAAATAACTCTTGTGCTGAGTATTTGTACATTGCGTCCTCGCCAAGTATGACGTCGCATACGTTGATGACAAACCAATGCTTAAGCTGTGGATTATCCATTAGCCCTCCGTCTACGTCGTAGGCATTTACGTTGTTGCGGTAATGGTGGCATTCCATGATACCGTCCTTGTCTGGGTCGGGTGGTGGTCCGAATTGAAAGCTCATAATAAATTGGTTGAACTAATAGTAGTCTAGTTAATAATAGTTAAGTATGTGGATTATTGTAACAATTCTTAATATGATGGGTCCCCTTCTGGTTCTGGGTACACTGGTGTGTCCTTGTCTCTTGCTATATATTGCTTTACTGTTTGACCATTGGATTCTATTAATTCATAGATTCCAAATTCGTCCATTAGGTACTGCGTCCTTGCGTCCATGCTTGTGAATGATTGTGACATGATTGTGGTTTTGATTGTGAATGAGTGTGGCGTCCTTGATTGTGATGATTGTGTGCTTGTGAAAAGAAAAAAAAACGCCAAGACCCCAGTCATAGACAGGGATCTCAGCGATATTTAATTATATTTAGCTAACGTTACAACTCTCGTTAACTTTCTTTGCTCGTGCTCCATGCGCTAAGAATGCAACAATACATGAGCGTCCTTGTTGTTGGCAAAGACCGCAGTCCTTGCAGTTGGTGTCGCGAGTTTGAGCAGGACATACAACAACCCGAGTGCCAGCCGGTGAATGTGTTGGTGTGCTGACAGAATTGTCAACAACGCAAACAGCAGGGATACCAAGGGCTCTAGCTTGGTCAGCTTGTGCGAGTGATTCGCATGATGCGTTGACGGTGAAACCGTTGGTGTTGGCGTACTTGATAGCCTCGACGTTGTGTGTATGTAGCTCGTGGTGTGTGTAGGTGTAACCCTTGGCACCACTGGATTTGTTAGCATCAACAAGTGACTTGAGCAAGTCAAGTCTGATGTACTCGCGTCCTTGGTGCTTGGTGTAACCCCAGTCGCCAGCTTGGTTGTGACGCCATAGCTGACCTTTGTCTAACTTACTAACGTAAGTTGTGAGGTCATCCCAAGTACCACCACGTAGACCTTGGCTCACTTTTTTCCAGTGCCAAGAGACCGGACCGGACTTTGCGTAGCAACCTCCGGACTGTAGGTGTGGACAAGTAGATGGACATGATGCTTCCTCGGTTGTGGTAACTGGCATCTTGCCAGTCTTAGCGTTGCTTGATTTGTGGGTGATGTGGACTAGCATGACAAGATGAAAGTTAGGTGGACAATTTACCCTAAAGGGTAATAGCGTCCTTGGGAATCGAACCCAAGCAAGGACCAACGACGCAGGGATTAACTACCTAGAAAGGTAGTGAATCAGTAGCGTAGCCGACGCCAGTCTGGTTGTAGCATAGCTTACCAGTAGCGACGGTGTTACCTCTTAGGTAACTAAGCTCACGAATAGCTTGCTTCGCAAGGTCTTGAACCCAGAAGCCGAAGCTCATGTTAGGGTTAATCAATAGATTAACAATCTTAGCTCTGCTAACGTTGGAGTACTTGTACTCATAGCCATTGGTGAACCTAAGGTTTACAACCTTAGTGAATGGGTTAACGTTGATAGCTTCTACTGCTGTAGAAGTACGAGCTGAAGGAATTGCAGTGAACATAATCGAAAGTTGTAATTGAACAGTGATGGAGAGTTGTAGTTAATTTATATCTATCTCTCTCACCCTAAAGGGAGAGATAGTATAAATATAACTTAAACAACTCTATCCATGTCTCCAGTATAGGTCGGCTTGGCAACCATTACAAATCATCTTAACATTCTGTAACAATATATAACTACGTAGTAGTATATTATTGTTGTCTCACTGAGTCTCAGCTTGGCAACAGATCGCTGCTCTCGCGTGTCGCGAATGTTTAGCTCGCTCGGCTGCGCCTCGCTCCCCACGACCAGCAGTGCTGTCTCTTGGACAGTACTACATTGCTTGAAAACCCTTGATATGACTGGGATGGAGCGAGCGAAGCGAGCGGTCTGGACTCACGTTGGACACGCAGGCGCGTTAATTGATCGCGTACGCCTGCGCGTTTTAGAACCCCCCCACGGGGGTATCGTCCTTGGCACCACGTTATATAATACTCCTGAGACATTTCTGCCAAAATTTAAGGGTTTATCTGTCCTGAGTCTATAATAAACTGGAACAACCCTTTGTCAGTGAGCACATGTTTGTACATATCGTCGAATACCTTCGGCGGTATGGTGCAAATATGTGCACCGGCTTGGAATGCTCTACCAACTGTAGCAGCATCACGTATGCTGGCAGCTAATATCTTAGTATCTGTTCTATTATGACAGAATACTTTAGCTATCTCACGAATCAGTCCTATACCATCGTGTCCGTTGTCGTCTAAACGTCCAACAAATGGTGATACGTAGGATGCGCCTGCTAAGGCACATAGAATCGCCTGTGACACGCTAAACACCAACGTCATGTTGGTTCGTATGCCCATGTAGCTAAGTGTCTTACAAGCCTTTATACCTTCGGGTGTGCAGGGTAGCTTAATAGTCGCTTCATTCGCCCATAACTTACCATACTTTATGCCATTTTCTATCAGTTGGTCGGCAAACTGTCCGTTTACCTCTATAGATAGATCTTTGACACCAATATCTTGTATAAGATCTGCGTATATGTCGTCAGGGTCTTTTCCACTCTTTTTAATTAGCGTAGGGTTGGTGGTTACCCCAGATATAACCCCAGAACCTAATCTGGAGTCAATATCTTTTACAATCGCTGTATCTAAAAATAATCTCATAGAAATCTATGCAAAGGTGGTGCACTTTTATGTCTCTCTGGGGATAAAGCAGCATCTCCAAAGAAAAAGACAATAGTATATCTTGGTCTATCGCCATGAGTTGGGCATCTATGCCATGTTGTCCCATCAAACAGTATTAACCTGTTATATTTATTCTTTACCTTAACACTTTCTTCAAACTGGTCTGTATATCTATGATATATCTCTTTGTATTTCTTGACATCTATATCCTTACCTAAATGTAAGTCCCACCATAGCTGGTTGTCTTCTTGTGACATGCCATAACCTTTGTGGAAGTTGTCAGGATGTTCTCCAACTTGAGAATGGTTATCTGTACCTATAATCTTTTTAACATATGTCGATGTGCCTGCATCTGGGTCAGGGTCCGGGTCAAGGTATATGACACCGCCCATTTCACATGGTGAGTCAATATGCACCATGCCACAGTCGCGTTCATCCCATTTAGGAAATCTAGGCGTTATCTTTTGAAAAAAGTAACAACTAGCTAAATTAGGAGACTTATCTATCTGAAATAGACTACATATCTTGCAGTCTAAGTGGTCATGCAGTTTTCTGTCTAGTAATTCAATATGTCTAGTACGCACGCCCGGGTATGACGGATGATTCTCTTCAAACGCACACCTGTGCATAAACCGACGTATTTCGTCTGCGTCTGGTAAAAAGTTGTCTATTACGGTGGTAGGGTATTTCATTCTTTGTCTTCTGGGTAGTAACCGATGGTAAAACCACCGTCTTCTGTTTCTTCTACTACTGCGTTGTAGACTTTATCTGGTTCATCAAACTCAGCCATGTAGTCAGTAATAGCTTTATCAACGGTTTGTTCTGCTTTTAGATGTATCCATCTCTGCTCTAAACCGATCAACATGCCTAATATTAGGAAGTTAATGGGTGGGAAAGGAGTCTTTAAACTCTTATATAACTCTTTAAAGTGATTAATCTTTAACTTATGTTCCATATAGGTTAGTGGTAGTAATTAGAGGTGATATCGTTCATTGATATCCAGCTAATAGTGTATTAGGAGGGAGAGTCCACCCTTCTCTCCCCTTATAATTGGCTGTCGTTCAAATATACTTGATTCCGACAGTAAACCGGGGGTGTGATCTGTAGGGTGTAGCTCTATGAAACCGTCCGCCATCAAATATCAAAGCTCTGTTACAGACAGGTCTTATACTTGTTATTTCATCATTGATTAGTATTTCCGTCCAACCGCCTTCGTCTAATTCGTAGGTAGGGTTTACATAATACACTAAAGTTATACATGACGACTCTTCCTCGTAGAGATCTACGTGAAAAACAGACAATGATCTTTGTGCCCAACAGTTTATCTGGTGTCTGACGTATTTACGTCCATTTATTTCTTTAGGAAAGTAACTTAGACCTTCATCGTCTAAGTCGCCTGTCATTACCGTATCTTGGTATCTGTATCTATACTTAGCCTTAGTTCTTACAAAGTCATCTATGTATTGATACTGACTGACTGATAAAAAATCGTCTTTAACTTCCATAATTTACTGTGGGTTGGTTGATTGCTACATATCTTTCTGGTGTAATATACTTAAGAGCTACTGTGTACCTTGCTTTAGTTTTAAAAGGTGCTGCTCTGTGGTATATATTACCTTTGAAAATTACTGCTCTATTGCAGATGGGTCTAACTCCCACTATTTCATTATCTATTAGAAACTCCGTACATCCACCTTCATCTATAGGGTAGTTAGGAGTTGGGTAGTATAACAAAGTTAAAGACTCGTCATCTTCATCATCTATGTGAAAATGTGCCCATTCATTAGGTCCATAGTAATTAATGTAGCATCTTTCGAGCTGTGCGTTTCCAAAATTTTTAGGAAACAAATCTGTTTGTAAGTTAGATGTCATACCTACAGGTAATAAGCTTCCTTCAACAGCAGATGCAGGAAACATAGATGTATAAGGAGCGTTTCTAACTGTATCCCATAGTCGTTGATAATCACTTATTGACAAGTAATCATCTATTATTTTGTATTTATCCATGTGGGTGTGCTTTTTCCTGATGATTTACCTCTAGCTTCTCTACGTTGTTCTAAATCCATTCCTAGTACTAGGTGGTTAGTAGCGCATTGAGGGTCATCTATAAATTGTTCAAGAATGTCATTCCATTCTTCTCTTTTTTTTAGCTTGATCTGTTCCCGTGCAGAAACACCGAAAGCATCTATAAAGTATTTTACGCCTTGTGCAAGCGAGTCTAACCTATCATCATGCTTAACAGCGTACTTTTCTCTACACATACGGCTCATTTGATAGAACAGCATGTATAAAAGCCTTTCTTCTGGAGCTGCCTCTCTGTTGGAGTTATAATCCCAGTCGATGACAGCACGGTTAACAATAAGACGGTGCTGGTTAAGAATAGGCTCGAGAGTATCAATAATCCTGTCTTCTTTTCTAACATTAGCTCTAACTTCCTCTACTAATATACGTTGTCGTGTTTGTTGTAAATGTTTCTTAAATAGCTCAGCTACTATACCATCACCGAAGTTAGATTCTATTAATAGTGTAGTTACATTGTATTTTTTACAAGTTCTTAGTATGTCCAACAAGGTTTTGTCGGAATACCCATCCCGGTAGGCACACATTTCGTGTACATAGAGAAAGCCATTCTTCTGCGAGATGAAGGTAGCTGCGGTTTCGTCAGCTCCACGTCCGGAGGGGTCGACTGAGCAAATGGTTTCTTGGTAGTCTGTCCATTCCCCTTGTATTTGCATAGGAGAGTAGAAGTAATCTCCCGGCAGTCCCACTGTGGGAAGATCTTTAAGTACGTTTCTGGGGTCTGAGCACCATACGATATTGTCGGGTCCTTTAGTAGGATTAACGCTAGTAACGATAAGGTCAGCCATTTTGAGAGGAAACTTCTCAGCGTCTGACAGACTTGTGTCCAGCATAAACTGCAACATAAAGTTGCTACGTCCCATGGACGCTTCTCTTTCAACGAGGTCATCTTCTGTAAATCTGTCATCTGTAGGTGTCCACGGGTTTACCCCGTTATCTATGTCTTCCTGTAGTTGTGGTGCTATTTTGCCTTCATACTGGGAGTTATTTCTTGGGTATCGTGCGGTCCAAACAAACGGTCTGTAATTCCGCTCTGCCAGCTTACGATAAACAGTAAAAGTAGTCTGAGGAGTCCCGAGATACATAATACGGCTATCGCTTTTCGGTGTAAGGATGGATTCCGCTTCTGTGCAGAGTTGAAGAAGTTTTTCACGCATCAACTCCGTCATGCTGTTTCCCGGTACTTCTATGTCGTCCAGAATCATTAAGTCTGCACGACTTCCCGTTAACTGACCAGTAATACCAACACTTTTCACTGATGGTGCCTGATGAGGTGAGCATAGAACGTCGAAGGAAATTCTTGACCATCTCGCGTCGTCGCTCTTTGGTTGTAGGTGACTTAGCCATGGTGTTTCGATAATTAGTTTCTGTAAGAAGATACTCATATTGTCCGCTCTCTCCTTAGAAGCGGAAATTATCATTATTTTCTTTTCTGGGTCATTAAACAGAGTCCACAGCACGAACGCTCCAGTAATCCAAGATTTTCCGACTCCTCGGAAGGCTTGAATCTGTAGTCGTTTTGGTCCGTGTTGTAAATAGTCTGCAATGGCATATTGCGCCCTAGTAGGTGAAGGTAAATCAAGCTGCTCCCATAATGCTTGCAGAAACAGCTTGAAATCGCCTTGTAAGGACGTTAAAACGTCAGTCATATATAAAGTTATAATGTGTTGTTCTGAGCAGCTATACGCTTGCTTAGAGCAGTTTTCCAGTCAACCTTCTTAGAAAGAATATCTAATAAATCTGCATCAGTTAAAAACTTTTGAGCTTCAGTTTTTTCTATAAGTCCTGCTCCATGAACATCACTTAAATATCTATCAACAAACATCGACCATGATGTATCAATACCTATTTCATCTAGGTCTTTTCTAGGTAAGTCTCCAACGTTTTGTGTTCTGTAATTATCTTTTCCTAATTCTGGGAATCCATAGTTACGTGCTGTGGCAGGACCACCTGAAGCTCTTGAGTATCCATGTCCAGCAGAATAAAGGTCAGATTTTTTTGTTACACCATTTCTTTTTAAGTCAGCGTTTAACTGTTTAATTATATCTAACTTATCTTTAACAGTTCTAATATTAAATCGTTTTATCTCGTTAAACATTTCAGGAGTGTTAAATCCTAAAGAACCATCTGGGTCAAGTTGAGCTAATCTTGCGTGGACTTGTGTATAACCAGTAGTTCCCGGAGCTAAGTTAAATTTCCTGTCAGCTTCTTGTGCAGCTTGAGTGCCTTTATAAAGAGCATCGTCGTTATAACCTATTTCGCTAGGGTCTTGAACTTTACCAAAAGCTTGTTTAGCTTTAACACGACTTGGTTTACCTTTCTTATTTACATTCCCTAAGAAAACTCCTTTTTCTTGCATCCAAGGTTGATCGTGATACCAAAGGTTTTTATTAGTTCTTGTAGTACCAGAATGATACATTATCTCTTGATGAAGTCTTATTTTTTCATCAGTGTCTAATTTTACAAAGCCGTTTTCTGTACTCCAATGCTGGTTGTTTAACTGTTGATTAATAACTTTATATTCTGGTGAATCCTTATAATTAGGAATATCACGAATCTTTTTAATGCTTTTTGCAGTCTGCTCAATTATAGCATTTAAACCAACTTGCTTTGCCATTTATTTATTCTTCGCTTCTTTACGTTTTCTAGCCATTTCTTTGGCACGTTCTTTGGCTTTTAATCTGTTTTTAGCTTTCATACCTTGAGCACTTCTGACAGAATATAATCTACCTTTCTCTCTAATAAATCCTTTAGGAGTTTTAATTTTTAACTTGTCTTTTGGTTTGTTTTCTTTTTCCTTGTTATTATTGTTGTTATTGTTGTTGTTATTGTTGTTATTGTTATTTTCTACTTTTTCTTCTTTAACAACTACTTTTTCTTCTTTATTATTGTTATTATTATTCTTGTTATTGTTGCTGTTATTATTGTTATTATTGTTATTATTGTTTTCTTCTTTTTTATTATTGTTTTTAGAAACTCTTTCGTTAATTTCTTTAGCTTGTTTGTATTCTCTTGAGTTTAGATCAACTTTTCCAACTCTGTCTGGTGTGATCTTTTTATAGTCAGCTTTTGGAACCCATTTAGTACCGGTATAAACTAAAGTCTCGCCACCTATCCATTTCTTTCCTACTCTACTTCTTTTTGTTTTTTTAGTATCGCCAACTTTAGGATTATTAAGATCTACTTTATTGCCTTTATTTTTTGCTCCGCTTCCGCGAATTTTTTGAGTTTTGGTTTTGGCTCCGCCAGTGTTATTCTTTGCTTTATATGGTTTTGTTTTACCAGTTTTTGAGCCATCCCCTCTATATTGAACATACTTGTCTCCTTCTTTTTTCCAAGTAAAGCCAAGCATATCTTTGTAAGATTCTGCCATTTATTTAATGTGTTGATGAATAATTAGTTCTCGCAATGGCTGTATTCCAAATACTTTCCGCATCCATCCGAGCCAATGGCTACTACCTTTATCCTGATTGCATCGTCTGCACGCGCAAACAACATTCTTTGTAAGATCTTGCCCACCTTTTGAACGAGGTTTGACATGATCGAGTGTAAGTTGATTAAAATCATAAGTTTCTCCGCAATAAACACATGTACATTTGAAGTGCTCTTTAATAGCTCTTCTCCAGAGCCTTTTAGAATCTGAACTTGTCATGGTTATTAAATTGTGTAAGTAATGTTTTGGACTAGGTAGTAGAGGGGTCATTTACGTATTTTGAGTCTGCTTTTCCTGTTTGTGGATGGACTTTGGAGTCTGCCCTTGGTAGTACTCCCCTTATAGTGAGCAGCGTCTTGCCCATCACCATTTCCGTAGGTACCAAGTTGTCGATTAAGTCTGTTTGCATTAACACGTAGGGCTAATCCCTTTTTAGTTTTGTTGTATCGTTTTTGTTGCTTTAGCCTTTTGGCTTTAGCTTTTGGGTTGGATTTATAGTATTCAGAGGTTTTTGCCATAGAGCTTTGCCTGTACTAATTCTGGGTCAACGGTTGGCATAACTTTCGCAAGTTTAGCTAAAGGGTTTCCATCGTAAGCAACTCCGCTAATATCATTAGCTTTCAACCAATCACAAGCTGCTTTTAAGTCCTGTGTAGTGGCTTCTCCTGCTTTTATACGGGTAAGAAACTCTTTAGTAACTAAATTATGCAACTCGTTAAACTGGTCTTCAGTTGCTTTTTTTTTCATTATTTTCTAGCTGTTTTGGCTGCACGTTTAAAGTTTGCAGCAGTAGGTGCACCGGACTGACCGGGTTTTCTCATTTTCTCGCCAGAACCTTTTTTGATTCTTAGACGTTTGGCGTGGATGTTTGCATAGAGTCCGCGTTTAGCCATCTATCTGTACCCTTTCTTTCCGCCTTTTCCTCCTTTGCAGGAGCCTTTGCCTTTGTGTGCCAT